GGAGGCTATCAGGGAAACTATCTCAAGCGTATTCGTGCCTTGTTTCCAGAAGCAAAGGATGTGTTACATCTTTACGCTGGAAATCTAGACGATACTGAGCTACCTGGCGACAAAATAGATATAAACCCACAAAGAGAAGAAATTTTCTACGGGGACGCAAGAGAACTATCTAAGTTTGTAAGCAAGCAATACGACCTAATTGTTGCCGATCCTCCTTATGGCGAGGAAAGGCTCAAAGAGTATCAACAAAGATATGGCTGTAAGGCAGAAAGCCTAAACGTCAAACAAGTGTTTAGAGAAATGTATAAGGTCGTAAAGCCGGACGGATATGTTGTGTGGTTAGATTGGCAAAGACCTTTTTATCGTGGATGCGAATGGAAAGAGGTCGGCGCAATTCTTTATAGGGGAAGCACCGGCCACAAAGATAGAAGCATCAGCATTTACAGGCGGGTTGCATGACCGAGGTGGTCGTAGAGACCGGATACAAGCCAAGAACCCAGCAGCGCGAGATTCACGATGCTGTGGAGAACCACCGCTTTGTGGTCGTAGTCGCACACCGCAGGATGGGCAAGACGGTCGCAGCTCTAAACCAGCTCATCCACTCTGCCCTGCAATGCGATAAGCCAGACCCAAGGTTTGCGTATATCGCACCTACCTACGGGCAGGCCAAGCGGGTAGCGTGGGACTACTTGGTAAACTTTACGAGACCGCTAGAAGCAACGCATAACATTTCGGAGCTGAAGGTAGACTTCTACGGAAGGCGCATCCAACTCTACGGATCGGATAATCCCGACAGCCTGCGTGGTCAGTATTTCGATGGGGTGATACTGGATGAGATCGGAGACCAGAATCCGAAGATATGGAACGAGATTGTCCGTCCTGCTCTCGCAGATCGCATGGGTTGGGCGTTATTTCTAGGAACACCAAAGGGTGCTAACCACTTCAAAGACTTCCGAGACCGCGCTGAAAAAGAGCCAGGATGGAAGTTACTTGAGTTCAAGGCTTCGCAGACGGGCATACTTCCGCAAGCTGAACTGCTCGCTGCCAAGAAAGAAATGGGCGACGACAAATACGCTCAAGAGTTTGAATGTTCCTTCGCGGCTGCGGTCGAAGGTTCATATTACGCCGCTCTCATTAACAATCTCCCGCCCGAAAGATTCACGGAGTTTGCGCGGGACGATCTCTGTAAGACATACACGGCGTGGGACTTGGGTGTTGGTGATTCCACGGCCATCTGGGTCTGCCAGGTCGCGGGGCAAGAGCGTCGCTTACTTGATTTCGTGGAGAACCACGGAGTCGGCCTAGATTGGTATGTAAACTGGATCAAGAAGAACGATTACAAGCAGGCAGAACACATCCTGCCGCACGATGTGGAAGTCAGGGAACTAGGAACAGGAAAGAGCCGAAAAGAGGCTCTACAGGACTTAGGGCTTAACATCACCGTCTGTCCGAGGCTCGGTGTAGACGATGGGATACAAGCGGTCAGGAGATTCTTGCCTAACTGCTACTTCCACCCAAACGTAAAGCAGGGACTAGACGCCCTGCGTAACTACCGCCGAGAACACGATGAACGCCGCAACATCTTTTACGATAAGCCGCTTCACGATTGGAGTTCACACTCTGCAGACGCCTTTAGGTATCTTGCCGTGGGGCTGAACATTACGAGCAGTTGGGGCAAACCGCTGCCGATCAACACGAAATGGATCGTATAAATGCAAGAATTTGACCTGCAAGCAATCCTCGACAACGAGATTGACAATGCAATTGGCTACATCAACACCGAAACGGTGGAGGAGCGTCGCCAGGCATTGATGGCGTACAACCGCGAGCCCTATGGGAACGAGGTAGAGGGTCGTTCTACCATTGTCACGGGCGAGGTCGCAGAGGCTATTGATGGCTCTTTGCCACAACTACTGCGTATTTTTACTCAGTCTGATGATGTAGTCCGGTTTGAGCCAAAGGCTCCCGGCGACGAGGAAGCCGCCAAGCAGGCCACGGAGTACTGCAACTGGGTGCTGATGAACGACAACCCCGGTTTCGAGGTGTTTGCCACTTGGTTCAAGGATGCGCTCTTGCAGAAGAACGGCATTGTCAAGGTCTGGTGGAACGACGAGACCGATGTAGTCAAGGAAAAGTATAAGAACCTGTCGGAAGAGGAACTCACGCTTCTGCTGGCCGATGGTCAGATGGAAGTCGTGTCTCAAGACCAGGAGCAGATCGGGGAAGTGCCGAGCATGACTCCCGATCCAATGACCGGACAGCCGATCCAGACTCTAGTACCAATTTTCAGTTACAACGTCACAGTCAAGAAGGTCAACAAGAAGGGCTCTGTAAAGGTTGAGAACGTTCCTCCGGAAGAGTTTCTGATTTCCAAGAAAGCCCGCCGGATAGGTGACGCGCCGTTTGTGGCCCACAGAAAGCTAACGACACGCTCTGAGCTGATTGCTATGGGGTTTGATGCAGACGAGATTGAATCACTTCCGATGTACGACGACCTTACGTTCACCCCGGAGCGAGTGGCAAGGTTCCCAAATGGAGAGCAGCCGGACGATCCTAGCCTCGATACCTCGATGGACGAGATTGAAACCTTTGAGTGCTACATCCGCACCGACTACGACGGGGACGGGATTGCAGAGCTGCGCCGTGTGTTCTACGCCGGAAACACGATTCTGGAGAACGAGGAAGCCGACTTCATTCCGTTCTGCTCAATCTGCCCGATCCCGATGCCGCACAAGTTCTTCGGTCACTCGCTGGCTGATCGTGTAACCGACATCCAGAAGATCAAGACCACGATTACACGGCAGATGTTGGATAACCTGTATCTGTCCAACAACGCTCGGATGGCAGTAGTAGACGGTCAGGTCAATCTGGACGATATGCTCACCGTAACACCTGGTGGCATAGTTCGGGTCAAGAACCCAGCCGCGATTACGCCTCTGGCCGTTCCTCTTGTGGCTAACCAAGCCTTCCCGATGCTTGGGTACATGGACGAGGTTCAGCAGAAGCGCACAGGCGTCACCCAGACTTCTCAGGGCTTAGACCCCAACGTCCTGCAAAACACCACCGCAACCGCGATTGCGATGATGCAAAACGCAGGAGCCGCTAAAGTTGAGTTAATCGCTCGGATATTTGCAGAAACCGGCGTAAAAGATCTGTTTCGCAGAATCCTGCACATGGTTTGTAAGTATCAGGACAAGCAAAGAATCGTCAGGATGCGTGGAAAGTTCGTTCCTATTGACCCCCGCGAGTGGTCAAACGAGTACGATATTTCCATCAACGTCGGTCTGGGAACGGGCAACCGCGAACAGCAGATGGCAATGACCGCCGCAGTCCTACAGAAACAGGAGCAGCTCCTTGGAACAATGGGAATGGCTAATCCATTCGTATCTCCAGCGCAATACCGTAATACTCTGGGACGATTTATTGAGTCTGCTGGGTTTAAAGACACAAACGAATTCTTCCGCGAAATCACTCCCGAAATCGAACAACAGATTCTTGCGCCGCAACAGCCTCAGCCCGATCCGGCGACGGCAGCGATCATGCAGCAGGCCCAAGCCCAAATCGAGATTGATCGCGCCAAAGCTCTGAACGACATCGAGATCGCCAAGGGCAAGGCACAGGCTCAGATCCAGCTTGAGCGGGAGAAAGCCGCCGCCCAGCTACAGCTCAAGACCGCCGAGTTCCAAGCCGAGGCACAGCTCAAAGCCGCCAAGGTCGGGGCTGAACTGACCGGAGACATCAGGATACCTGGATGAACGTAAACCGCGAGGCAGAGAAGGCTTCTGCCTACCTGCAAGACGAATTTTTCATGGGTGTTGTAGAAAAACAACGCCTGTTGTATATTTCCAACATATTAGACAGTCGGGACGAGGACGTAGACCTCCGCGAGAGGGAGCGTCTGAAGCTCAAAGGACTGGAAGAATTTATAGCGTCACTCAAGTCCATCTCTGCCAACAACGAGATAGACAAGAAACGCAAAGGGTTTTTTAACCTTTAGGAGTCACAAATGGAAGAGACCAACCCGCAAGGGAGTCAGACAGTAAACGATGCCGCATCCAGAATCTTTGGGATGCTAGAACCAGAGCAGCCGGAAGGCCAAGCCGAGGAACTCGCAGCCGAAGAGCCGCAAGAGGAAGCAGCGGAAGAAGTATCAGAAGAGCCTCAAGAGGAAGTCCAAGAAACACCCCGCTATCGTGTCAAAGTTGACAACGAAGAACTGGAGGTCGATCTTGATGAACTCATTAAGGGCTATTCCCGCACATCGGATTACACAAAAAAGACGCAAACTCTAGCCGAACAGCGCAAGCAAGTCGAAGCCGAGCGCACGAAGATAGAAGAAGCCGCCAAACTGCGTGACACCTATGCCCAACGGTTGCAAGTGATTGAGCAGATGCTCTCCACACAACCAGAGGAAGATCTAACCGCTCTAAAGGATAGCGACCCCGTGGGGTACGCAATCAAGGTAGCGGAGAAGATGGAACGGGAAAAGCAACTCGCCGCCGTCAAGGCAGAGCGCGAATCCGTCCAAGCCCGTCAGGTTGCAGAGCAACAAGAGAACCTGAAACGACATCTGGCCCAAGAAGCGGAACGGCTACGCGCCGCAATCCCAGACATGGCCGACGATGTAAAGGGTGAGGTCATCCGCAAGGAAATCAGGGATTACGCTAAGTCTGTCGGCTGGTCAGACCAAGAGTTGTCGCAGGTGTACGACCACCGCGCCGTCCTAACTCTCTACCGAGCGATGCAGTTCGAGAAGCTGATGAAGGGTAAGCCTGTGGCCCAGAAAAAGGTCGCAGAAGCCCCGAAAGCCCTCAAGCCTGGGGTCGGCAACCAGAAGGTTGACCGTGACTCCGAGGCCGAAAAGAAACTCCACAAGCAGCTCAAGCAGACCGGAAGGACGCGAGATGCTGCGAAACTTTTTGAACGATTCTTATAAAGGATAATAAAGTGACAGTTCCTACCAATACCTATTCGCGCTATGGCGCGATCGGCGTCCGTGAAGATCTCGCAGACGTTATTTATGACATCAGCCCCACCGACACCCCGATCATGTCGTCTATCGGCAAGTCACGGGCCACCCAAACCCTGCACGAGTGGCAGACTGACGTCCTGGCCGCTGCCACCTTTGGCAACGCCCTGGTTGAAGGTGATGACGCTACTTCTGCATCCCTGTCGCCGACCGTCCGTGTTGGCAACTTTACTCAGATCGTCGGCAAGACCGTCCAGATCTCCGGTACGCTGGAGGCAGTAGACAAGGCTGGCCGTAAGTCTGAGAAGGCTTACCAGCTTGCCAAGGCTTCGGCTGAGATCAAGCGCGACATCGAGAACATCATCACGGCTAACCAAGCCAAGAGCAACGGTACGATCAACACCTCAGCTCGTAAGATGGGTGCTCTCCTGTCGTACATCACGACCAACGTTTCCAAGGGCTCGGCTGGTACGAACCCCGTGGGCGATGGTTCGGACGCCCGTGGCGACACGACTACCCGTACTTTCGAAGAGTCCATGCTCAAAGAAGTTGCACAGGAAATCTTCACCGAAGGCGGTACGCCGAAGTTGCTGGTTGTCCCCCCGGGCCTGAAGGCTACGGTGTCGGCTTTTGCCGGTGTTGCACAGCAGCGTTATGTTACTGGCGCAGAGCCCACGACTATCGTGGCCGCCGCCGGTGCTTACCTGTCGGACTTCGGTCTCATCTCCATCGTGCCGGATCGCTTTATGCGCTCCCGCGATGCGCTGATGCTCGACCCCGAGTACGCATCTCTGGCTTACCTCCGTCCCTTCCAGACCAACGACCTGGCTAAGACCGGCGACTCTGAGAAAACTCAGATTCTTGCCGAGCTGACCTTGGAAGTTCGGAACGAGAAGGCCCACGGCGGTATTTTTGACATCAAAGCAGCTTAATTGATGTAGAATCGGGGGTGGCATAGTGTCACCTCCGATTTCTTACTTATGCAAAAACTAGGCGAAGAAATAACAATTGAGGGAAAGCGCACCTGGTACGCAGATGGCGAGGGTGGGCTGATATTCAGGGACGAGCAGAACATTGCCCCGATCCTTGAAGTAAACAAAGCGATGTATAACCAGATTGATGAGCGCGCTCGTTGGGGCGACGGTGCGCTTGTGGCAGAGATTCCTAACTCGATCATTGCACACTTGAACGATCAAGGAATTATGAGGGGGTTCGTGGTGCTTGACCAGAAACGCATGAAAGCCTTTCTGAATGACCCGGCGAACCGTTATCTACGGACACGACCGGGGAGAGTTTAGTGGGCAAGATTCACGACAAAATTAAGCAAAAGCAACAAAAAGCACCGTGGGACGATAAGAAAGTCGCCATTTGTATCCCTTCTCGCGGAGAGATGGAGATAGGAACGGCGTTTGACTTGGCTGTAATGTGCGCCTACGACAGTCGATTTAGGACTGGTCACCAAGCGATTTACACGGTCTCAGGAACCCTGATATTCGATCAGCGCGAGAAGATGGCAAGGGAAGCACTAAAAGAGGGTGCTGACTACATCCTCTGGATAGACGCTGACATGAGGTTCCCCAAAACGACGATTGAAACGTTGTTAAAACACGACAAGCCCATCGTCGGGGTAAATGCAACGACTCGGCTGGCTCCCGTAAAGGGAACGGCCAAGATGCTGCACATAGACGAAGAGAAGAAAGAGAACACCTGGGAGACATTGGTTTCCAAGGGAAAGACCGGATTAGAACAAGTCACCGCAGTCGGTTGCGGGGTGATGATGGTAAAGCGCGAGGTGTTTGAGAACACGCCGAAACCGTGGTTCTGGTTCCACCAAATCCCAGGCGAGAAGCTCTTGGGCGAGGATGTTTACTTCTGCGTGAAAGCGTTTGACGCCGGTTATAAGACTTATGTGGATCACGACCTCTCCCAGCAGATCGGTCACGTTGGGAGTTACACCTTTTCCTGGATAGATTACATAGAGAAGAATAATGGCCCTTAGTACCTACTCCGACTTGCAGACCAGCGTCGGTAATTATCTCGGACGCTCTGACCTAACGAGTCAGATTCCCGACTTTATTACCTTCGCTGAACTCCGTCTGTCGCGGGACATCCGTACCCGCAAGATTCTCAAGACCGCTACGGCGACCATGACAACCGGAGATGCAACAGTAGGTCTCCCGCCTGACTTTCTAGCAATCCGCGATCTCTACATCCAAGGGACGCCGAGAACCACAGTTTCCTACCTATCCCCGTCTAACTTCTCCTCCAACAGCAGGGCAGACGAGTCTGGGTTACCAGTTTTCTACACCTTGCGCGGTGCTGAGTTTGAGTTTGCGCCAAAGCCTGATTCTGCCTACACATTGCAGATTCTTTACTATTACAAACCGACCGCGCTGTCTGGCTCAAACACAAGTAACGAGTTCTTGGCAAACTATCCTGATGCGCTGCTCTATGCTTCCCTGTTGGAAGCAGAGCCGTACCTAATGAACGACGCAAGAACGCAAACTTGGTCGAGTCTGTATAACCAATCCATTGCCCGCATCAACACTTCGGACGAAGAGTCTGAGTTTGCTGGCGTTCCCTTAGTTATGACCGTTACTGCGAGGTAAGCATGGCCGAATTTTCCAACTACCTAGAGAACAAGATTCTGGATCACGTTCTCAAGAACATTTCCTACACATCTCCGACGACCGCTTATGTCGGGCTTTTTACGAGCGATCCAACGGACGCTGGAACCGGGACGGAAGTCTCTGGTGGGTCGTATGCCCGCCAAGTCCTGTCCGTGACCACGGCTTCGGGCGGCATCGTGACTTCTTCTGGAGATGTCACATTCCCCCAGGCCACGGGATCATGGGGAACGATCTCGCACATTGGAATTTTGGATGCGCTGACCTCCGGTAACCTGCTGATGCACACCGCGCTCACAACCTCCAAGACAATTGAGTCCGGCGACATTCTTAAAATTTCTTCTGGCAACCTTACGGTTACCCTTGACTAATGGATCAATGCGGGCCGTGGACGCTAGAGGATTTAGATTTATTCTCTCCGTCCATTGATGCGTTATCTTTTAGCCTAGATTCAGACGTATGGAATACCGCTTGCTTCCGATACGGCGAAGGATCAGTTGCTAGCATAGGATTTGTAACCGCAGATGGCCTGCGGGAGCGTACTGTTAATGGTGCGATCAATAGTGCGGCAACGGTAACCGCAGAAGCATCACGGATTCTTGATGTTCAAGGATTTGTAACCGCATCTAGCACAGTTGTAACGGCCGCAGACAGACTGAGAGTCGTATCAGGTGCGATTACTGCCTCTGGGTTTGTATCAGCAGTAGCCGGAACCACACAAGACTCTGTTGCGTTTGTAATATCAACAGGCCAGATGGCGGCAGTTGTAACAAAAGTTATGAATGGTGTTGCAACAATTACCGCAAATGGCGCGGTAGTCGCAACACTTTACAAGTATGGTGAGGAATGGGTCATCGTGCCGGATGAGGCAACGACTTGGACTGCATCCTCTATCCAATCAGACACATGGACAGTAGTTTCTTCAGGAACGGATACATGGCTTCGACAAGGGTGACATTTGGAGAGTGGCTACCAGACCAGCCTGGCGTTGTTGGAGCCTTAACAACCGCCAAGAACTGCTACCCACGAGCTGTCGGTTACGGGCCTTTTCCGCAGGAAGAGGACTACTCTGCTGCCGCCTCTGCTGACTTAAACAATGTGGTGGCAGCTAGGTCAACTAGCGGCGGGACTACGGTATTTGCCAGCTCAAACACAAAGCTATTTCGCTTGGATTCTGGCGACCTGTCTTTGGATGATGTGTCTGCAACAACTTACACATCCTCTACTCGCTGGAGATTTACACAGTTCGGCAACAAGTTGATTGCAGGAAACGAAGCAAACACCCTGCAAGCCTACGACCTTACAACAACTAGTAACTTTGCAAACCTAGCTTCTGATGCACCAAAAGCTAAGTTTTTGACGGTCGTCAGGGACTTTGTTGTAACCGGCTACCAGACTGCATATCCGTTCCGCGCCCAATGGTCAGGCATCAACAACGAAACCACCTGGGCCGCTTCTGGAACGACGCAGGCAGACTTTCAGGATATTCCTGACGGTGGAAACATCCAAGGCATTACGGGTGGCGAGTTTGGACTTGTGCTGCTTGAGCGTGGGATTGTGCGGATGTCCTATGTTGGAACACCGCTGATATTTCAGTTTGACAACATCTCTAGGAATCTAGGGTGCTACGAGCCTAACTCTGTAATCCAATGGCAGGGCATTACATACTTTTTATCTGATGACGGGTTCTATGCCTGCAACGGCCAGCAGATTGAGAACATTGGGGCCGAGAAGGTCAACAGATACTTCTTTAGTACGGTTAGAGAAGCCAATTTTGATGATATGTCTGCGGCTATTGACCCGACCAAGAACCTAGTGATCTGGGGTTATCCATGCACAGACCTGACTTACAGACTGCTGATTTACCATATTTCGACTAAACGCTGGTCTTACGCAGACACCGGAGTCAATCGGATTGCGTCATCATCCACCCCAACTGTAACCCTAGAGGGTTTGGATACCTTTAGCGCATCAATAGACGCCCTAGGAACGCCTCTTGACTCTAGGTTGTGGTTAGGTGGAAAGTTGCAGCTCGCAGGGGTCTCAGGAGCCAAAATTATCACCTTCTCAGGGGCTTCCAAGACTGCGACAATCGACACCTCAGACATCGGCGTAGATCAAAACCAATCCATGATTACCCTTGTCAAACCTCTGGTGGATAACGGATCGGGGTCTGTGGCCGTGGATTCTAGGCTAGTTCTAAGCGAGCAGGTGAGTTTCCCAGCCGTGACAGCGGCAAGTAGCGAGAACCGTGTTGGGGTGCGTTCTTACGGTCGTTATCACAGGGTAAGGCTCCAGCCTTCCGGCAATAACTGGTCTGCCGCTATTGGGGTGGACATTGAGATTCAGGGAGCCGGTACGCGATGAGCGTAATGTTTCGGGTGCTGAACTACTCCGGGGCCACTCCACGAGAGATCTCCGAGGTGGTCAATGGCTTGATGAACGGCAAGTCAAATAACACCGGAACCGTAACCCTGAACACAGGTAACGCAACAACCACGAGTTTGGTTGACGAGCGTATCTCTGTGGATACAAAAATTATTCTGATCCCGTTCTCGGATGCGGCAGAAGCAGACTCCGCACCCTACGGAGCGTTTCAGGACACGACAGACCAAAACGCAACCACGGTCACAAACGAATACATCGTCAGTTGCAACACAACTGACTACAGCAACGGCGTAGTTTTAGAAGATACAAACAAGTTTAGGGTTCGCTCTTACGGTATTTATAACATCCAGTTCAGCATCCAGATTGCAAACGCAGACGTACAGATTCAAGACGTAGACATATGGTTCAAAAAGGGTAGCGGAGCCGGTGCTGCGTCAAACATCGCCGCAAGCAACAGCAAGTTCTCAGTTCCTGAGAGTCATGGCGGTACAGACGGACATCTGATCGCCGCGCTTAACTTTTTTCTAGAGCTACAGCCAGATGATTACTTTCAAATTGCCTGGGCAACAACAGACCTTGACTGCGGAATTGAGCAGTTACCGACACAAACAAGCCCGACAAGACCGTCAACACCGTCTGTAATCGTTACCGTGAGCTATGTAGCCCCTGCTGCGTACTCAAACGTTTATGTGTCTAGCCAACAGGCCGGACAAGCCACGATAAGTCACTTTGCCAACACTACGGCAAATAAGACTTACGCTTATATTTTGATAGGGTAATAACATGGCAGAAACCACCTCCTCGATTGACCCAGCATTACGCCCATATCTAGAAACCGGACTGCAACGGGCGCAGGAACTATTCCTGACCGGCCCACAGCCCACATTCTTTCCTGGTCAAACCTACGTTTCGCCTAGCGAGCAGACACTTGCCGCGCTAGCACAGCAGGAGCAAGTAGCCGGAGCACCTTCCGCTGCCCTGCAAGCCGCGCAACAGGCTTATACGTCATCCTTGGGGCAGATCGGTCAGACAGCCGCAGGCGGGTTCCTAGGTGGTTCCCCGTACCGCGACCAACTGATCGCCGCCGCTACTCGACCCCTGACCCAGCAGTTTGAGTCTCAGGTCATTCCTGGCATCTCCTCGCTGTTTAGTCGTGCCGGACGGTACGGTTCTGGCGCGATGGAACAGGCTCTAGGTCGGGCAACCGAGTCATACGGCCGAGCACTTGGAGATGTGTCCTCTACTATCGCGGCGCAGGACTATGCAAGGGAACGTGGTCTGCAACAGCAGGCACAGCTAGGGCAAGCAGCTCTAGCCCAAGCAGCTCCAAGTTTCTTCCAGATGGGGTTCCTGCCTTCTCAGGCTTTAGCGCAGGTCGGAGCCGCAAGAGAAGCAATCGCAAGACAGCCGTTGCAAGAAGAGTTGGCTCGGTTCTCGTTTGAGCAACAAGCACCACGCGAATCGCTGATGAGCTTCCTATCGTCCGTCTATGGAAGCCCGCTTCGCGCCTACGGCTCTCAGACCATCCCGCAGGCACAAACCAACCCGCTCGGCCAAGCAATCGGCGGCGCAGGATTGGGTTATCTTGCCGGACAAACCTTTGGATTTAATCCAATTTACGGTGCTGCTGGTGGCGCACTTCTTGGTGGATTGCTCTAATGAAACCTTCTGAAATTATTGTTGCTGATGCGGTTAATCGCGGCGTAAATCAAGAAGTTGTTTTGCGTTCTGTCTTAAAAATGCTTAAAGACAAAACAGCAATAATGCTTCAAAAAAATAACTCTGTTTTAATCTTAGAAAACATTGGAAACAAAAGTGCCGCGCTGTATTTATTTACACAAGATCAGCCAATGACACTAGCAAGGTCTGTAAAATCATTTATTGACACGATCAAAAAATCTGATCTTCGTGCCGTATATGGCAGAGCAGACAATCCGCAAATTATTGGCTTATTGCAAAGCCTCGGTGTTCCTGTTCAGGAATCAGACAATCCTAAATACAACTGGATGGCAATGGTATGAGATACGACCACTTTTCCATGCTTCCAGAACGGGCTTTTCAGCCTCGCGGCCCGTTTGGAATGACCCTAGAGGGCGGTGCTGCTGATTTTGTTGGTGACATTTTTGAAGGTGCAGTTAATGTTGTTGAAGATGTCGTTGATTTCACCGGAGATGTAGTTGGTGGTGCAGTTGATATTGTTCAAGATATTGGCAGAGATGTTGATGATTTTGTAAACGAGGAAATTCCTGGTGGTTGGGTAACTGTTGCAGCGGTAGCTGGCTTAACAATGGGTGCTCCATTGCCACCTGGTAGTGAAACCGCTGCCGCTGGTAGTGCCGGAGCTGGTACGGCTATGGGAACCGCAGGAGCAGCAGAAGCCCTTGCGCTTGAAAGTGCTGTTTATGGTGGATCTCAAGTTGCCGCTGCACCTGCCGCATTTGTGCCAAGCGCATTTGAAGCCGCTATTGCAACAGCACCAACCTCTGCTCCGACAATATCACTTGGGCCAACCACAGAACTTGGGTCATTTGGTTCTACTGGAACCGCTGGATTTGGCACAGCATTGCCACCGTCGTCAGAAATAACAGCAGGGCTAATTAGCGCAGGAGTTTCACCGGGAACCGCCGCAAACATCGCCGGAGAAACAGCAGCGGGTGTTGGCCCTACTAACCTGCTTGGTGGCGCAACTGCCGCAGCTCCACTTTCAGCACCACCGACCATCTCGATACAAGACGCATTGCGTGGTGCAAGGATGGTAAACAGCCTACTTACCCCGCAACAGCCGCAAGTGCCGAATATGCTTGGTCGCGCTCAAGAAGCACTTGCACAACAGGGCGGTGTCGATTACAACACTTTGCTTGGATTGCTAAACAGACAAGCATCAACCGCAGGGCTTCTTGGAACTAGATTCCAACCTCAGTCTATAAATATCGCAAGTCTCTTAGGATAAACACATGGCAACATTACAAGAACTTCTCGGTGGTGGACTTCCTGCCGGACTTCTCAGCCCAGAGCAAGAGGCAGCGGCAGAGCGTCGCGCACAAAACGCAG